GGTGATAGCCCCTTCCGCAGCGGTGACGCGGGTATTCATCTGAGAGATGGCCCCGGCGTTAGCCGCGATATCCTTTTCATCCGTAACATCGAGAACATGGAAATCATCAAAATACATTGCCCCCGCGCTGAGGAAGGTCGTCAGCTGGAAACTGGCCATTGTGGTCTTCGTGGCTTTCCAGTCAAACGTTACCAGTTGCCAGCCAGAACTAAACGGTCCGTAGTTTGAGCCGGCCAGCAGGCCAGTGCTGTCGGCCACACGAAACTTCGTGTTATCCGCATCTTTAATCGTGGTCCCCGGATCCTGCTTCGCCCATACCCCCATGCGGTAGGTACGGCCTTGGGTAATACTGATTTCCTGTCCGACCAGGTTAGACTGGCCGGCAGACATTTTCAGTGCCTTGTTACCCGAGTGCGGAACCTGTAAATCGGCCACCGTTGCGGTACTGCTCTCCAGCCGGTAAAGCCCGCCGCGCCGCGCTCAAAACTGCCGTTGACAATGAGGTTGCCCGGCATTTTCCCGCTGGCGTCAATATCTGCTGCCGTCTGGCTCAGGCTGTTACTCAGTTGCGTCAAAGAATCCCCTTGCGCACTGAGTGTTTTGCCCTGCTCCGTGACCTGGTTTTGCAGGGTGTTCATCGCGCTTGCGTCCGCTTTTTTGTTCACGTTCGCATTCGTCGTGGCCAGATCGCTGCTGAGTTTTGTCAGCGCGCTGTTGGCTGCCGCGATGTCATTCCCCTGCTGCGTCACCGTGCCCTGCAGCTGCGTCACCGCTGTCGTGTCAGCCTTTTTACTCACCGTATCGTTTGTCGATCGGAGGCTGTTCTCCAGCGAGGTGGTACGCGTGCCGATGCTGCTGAGCGTATCGCCCTGCTGGCTAACCGTGGTGGTCAGTGAATCCACCGCTTTTGCGGTCGCATCTGCGGTTTTCTGCGCGCTGTTCGCCGCCGTCACGTTACGCATATGCCAGTCGGCAGCGTACCAGACAGTGCCAAACGGGCTGCTCTGATTAACCTGCAGGAACGGTCGCAGGAAGTTCGTGTCTGCCGGCACAGTAAAGCGCCAGGTGGCTCGTTTCCACGCGGTGGTGGTCCTGGTGTTTCCCCCGGACGCTCTCGCCCCGATGCCACCAGTAGCAGTGGTGGCCCGACCGATGTAGAAATTAAAGTCAGCGCTGCCGGTACCACACGCTACCAGAGCAGACATTTCGTAAACGTCGCCCGGCGTCACGGCGATATTGTTGATTTTTGGCACATGGTCTCGCCCGGCCAGCCGGACGGCATACCTGAACGGGCAGTCAGCCGGCACACCATCGGCGGTGGTCTCCACCACGTCATAACCCATGCGGTCATACGCCGGATCAAATGACGGGTTTGGAATGTAATCATCCCCGGCAGCATTCCCGGCATTCACCGCCGCCGTCAGGCTGACGATGTTGCTGTTGGCTGCCGTGAGGCCTGCCTCGGTTTTCTCAACCCGGCCAGTCAGCGCGTTAAGCGCCGTCTGATCCGCTTTGGTGTTGACCTTATCGGTGGTGCTGCTCAAATCGCCCTGCAGCTTCGTGATAGCCTGCCCCTGGGAGGTGATTTTGCCTTCCGCACTGGTGACCCGGCTGGTGAGATCACTCACCGACTGCGCGCTGGCCTTTTGTGCCACGTTGTTGTTGGTGGTGTTCAGGCTGTTCTGCAGATTCGTGATGCTCTGAGACTGCGCGGTCAGCTGCCCCTCGGCATTCGTCACCCGACTGGTGAGGCTGTTAATGGCCGAGGTGTTCGCGGTAATACCGCTGGCTGCATCATCCGGACTCGGTGACCAGTCGGTCATCACGGTCCCGGTTTCCAGCTGAGGGCGGCAGAGCCAGACTTCTTTGTCGGCAGACGTCGCGCTTTCCAGACGCGCGGCAATCAGCCGTTTGGTGCCACTGGTGGCAGGAATAACCCATTTCACCCAGTAACGCGCCCATGCGGTGGTCAGTTTCGTGACCGCCTTGCCGTCACCGGCCCCGCCTTTAACGCCCTGGCTGGTTTCCGTGGTGGTGGTGTTCGACGGGTTATAGAAATAACTCGCCATCTCCTGCCCGTCATAAGCCCCTTTCGCATAGAAGCTGAATACAAATTCCGTACGCCCGGTAACATCCAGCGTCTGTTCATCCAGCTGGATATAACCGGATGCACCTTTCGCCAGCCGGGTGTAGGCCACGCGGTCGCCCAGATACGTCTCTGTGGCGTGGCGGCTGCTCCATCCCTCCAGTGTGTCCGCATTGCGGATAAGGTTGGTCCCGCCAACGGCCAGGGAGGAAAAGTTGTTTTCCAGGTTCGTCAGCGCGCTGCTTTGCGCGGTCAGATCCCTGCCATGCTGTTCAACGGTGTTCTGCAGGCTCTGCAGCGCCGTTGCATCAGCCTTCTTCGCCACATTGCTGTTAGTCGTGTTCAGGCTGTTCTGCAGGCTGGTCAGGCTGTCTCCCTGCGATTTCAGGCTGCCTTCGGTAGCCGTCACGCGGGTCGTCAGATTCGTCAGCGCGCTGGCATCGGCCTTGCCGCTGATATCCTTACCAAGTTGCGTCACATCCGACTGCAGCTTCGTGATCGCGCTGCCCTGAGACGTAATATTCTTCCCGTTCTGCGTGACTGACGCGGACAGACTGGAAAGCGCCTGCGCATTCGCATCGGCGGCATCGAGCGCCGCTTTCGCATCGGTCACGTCAGTGATGATCAGATCATCAATCAGGAAGGCGTCACCCAGGCGAACTTTTGGTGTATTCGGGATGGAGATCCTCACCATTGCCTGTTTCAGTGCGGTTCGGTTGTTGGTCAGATAGCCACTGACTTTTGTCCAGTTGTCCACCGACAACTCGGAGACTTTCACGTTCAGGCCAGGCCACGACCAGCCATTGGCTGAATCCTGGAAGGAAAATCCGAGTACCATATAAACGGTCGGATCGGCGGTCGAGCCAGCCGGCAACTTAACCCACGCCTCCACGTAATAGACCGCGTTATCGCGAACCTGCATGCCTGAAAAGATATGGGTATCGTTATTATCCGTCGCGTTCGGGTTGTACTCCGTACTGCGCGTAACACGCAGGCTTTTGGTCCCGCTGTGAGCAGCTTCACTGGTGATAACGGCGCGGGCATTACTGAGAACATCGCCGACGGCATAGGATTCAAAACTGCCGTCCGGCAGTACGTTGGCTCCCCGTGTCGCCTGCTGCTTCAGCGATGTATTCAGGCTGGTCAGGCTGTCGGCCTGGCTACGGATATCCTTTTCAGTCTGGGTAACCCGGTTGGTCAGTGAACTGACCGCCGACGCATCAGCCTTCTTCGCCACATCGCCTTTGACCCCTTCCAGCGCGTTATTCAGCGCCGTGATGGATTGCCCCTGTGATGTCAGGGTGTTCCCCTGGTTCGTCACCGTCCCGGTCAGAGACGAAACAGCATCGCTGGTCGCCTTGATGTTGGTTTCATCGGTGATATCAAAAACCCGGACGGAATCGAGCCAGATTTCACCGTTTGTCGGATGAGAATAAAGTTTGAAGTTCTGCCCGTCCGCGCCGGCAGCCGTCAATCCGGTTTCCCAGGTGATGGTTTGCCAGTCAGTGGTCAGCGTGACCGTTTTATCCTCATACGTGCTATCCGTCTGGCCAATTTTGTTCTGGCGACGGATCAGCAGACTCATCGCTCCGGAAACACCTTTGGCCTTCACCACCACCCGGTACTTGCGCTGGCCATTCAGCGGCACCGGCTTGTTGTTGTTGGAGAAAATTCCTGGGCTGATAGTGGTCGTCCGGTTCAGCCGGACCCCCGCTTTCCCGTCCCCGAAATCGCCAAAGGTCACACCGGCTGGATACTGAATATCCCAGGCAGTGCTGCCCTGCAGAAAATCAAAGTTCGGGATCAGGTTGTCGCCGGCGTTGCGGGTGGCCGTCAGCACATTCGCCAGATTTGTCAGCTGCTGGCTCTGTGTGGTCAGTTTCCCTTCCGCCTCTGTCACCCGGTTATCGACCGAAGTCAGTGCCGTGGCATCGGCCTTCTTCGACACATTGCTGTTGGTCGTGTTCAGGCTGTTCTGCAGGTTCGTCAGCTGCTGGCTTTGTGAGGTGATGGCCCCTTCCGCTGTGCTGACCCGGCTCGTCAGTCCGGTAACGGCGCCGGCGGTGGCATCGATGTCCACCCGGTCGGTAACGTCAGTGACGTAAAAATCATCGAAGTAGCGGCTGCCGCTAATCAGATAGTTGCTCAGCGTCACCGGCAGGCTGGCTGTCTCCGTCGCTTTCCAGCGACCGGAAACCAGGGTCCAGTTTGTCCCCACCGTGCCGCTGTTGTACGGACGCTCAAAGACCGGCTGGCCGGCAGAGTTACCGATCCGCAACTTGTTGTTCCCCGCGCCATTATCCGTCGTCGCTCCGGGTTCCTTGACCCACACCCCGATTTCATAGGTTCGCCCCTGAACAAACGGGATGTATTGCCCCGGAGACACGCTCCCCGGATCAACCTTCAGCGCCCGCGTCCCGCTGTGAGGAGCGGAAACCTCCACCACACTGGTCGCGGTTGACCGCCCGGTATAACCATCCAGCCCGCGTTCAAATGAGGGATTCACGACCAGGTTACCCGGTATCTGACCGCTGGCATCGATATCTGCCGCAACTTGCGAGAGACTGTTCGACAGATTCGTCAGCGAATTGCTCTGGCTCTCCAGCGTTTTACCCTGCTGCGTCACTTTCGTGTCGAGCGTGGCCAGCGCAGTCGCATCGGCTTTCTGCGCCAGCGCTTTATCGGTATTCGCCAGATTTCCGGTCAGTTTCGTGATGGCGCTGTTCGCAGCAGTCAGATCGTTGCCCAGCTGTGTGACGGTATTGGTCAAATCCTGCACCGCTGTCGCATCAGCCTTTTTGGCCACTGCGGCATTGGTGGTGGCCAGCCCGTTTTCCAGCTGGGTTGTCCGGTTGCCGGTCGAGGTCAGCAGATTACCCTGTTGCGTCACGGTGGTGGTCAGCGAGTCAACCGCCGCCGCCGTGGCATCCGCAGTATCCTGAACCTTTTGCGCCGCTGTCACATTTCGCATATGCCAGTCCGTAACGAACCATACGGTGCCATACGGGCTGTTCTGCGAGATCTGCAGGAACGGGCGGATATAACCCCTGTCTACCATCGCCTGCGTGACCTTGAAGCGCCAGGTGGTTCTCTGCCAGGTCGCAGAAGGTGATTTTCCGCCCCCCGCCATGAGTGGCGCACCGGTGCTCGTATCTGGCCGAACGGCGGTGCCAACATACAGATTAAAATTCGCCGTGCCAGCGCCGCAGGCAACCAGTGCGCTGATCTCAATCACATCGTTAAGCGTGGCCGGGAACGCGGCAAAGTTAGGATGGTGATCCCGACTGGCAATTCTGGCCGCATAACCATACGGGCAGCCAGGAGGGACCTCCTCAGCCGTCGTGGATACGACGCTAAACCCCATCTGGTCGTAAGCCGGGTCAAATGTCGGGTTGGGAATTAAATCTCCGCCTGATGCGTTTCCGGCCCGTACAGCGGATTTCAGCGAGGTAATGTTGGCGTTAGCAGCCGTCAGCCCGGATTCCGTCTTCTCCACTCGTCCGGTTAGCGAGTTCATCGCCGTCTGATCCGCTTTGCTGGCCACGTTCGCGTCTGTCTGCGTCAGCGCATTCCGGAGTTGGGTGATGCTCTGCGAATTGCTGACCACCTCGTTGCCAATCTGGCTGACATTCGAGCTGAGCACGCCGGCTGCGTTTGCCAGCGCGGAAACCCCGAGACCGGAGTACATCTCAGCAACCTTGTCTGACAGCTTCAGGCCCAGGTTGATATACGCCTGGCCGGTCCACTGATTCACCAGAAACTCAACGGTGTTCCAGCCGACTTTCAGTTCAAAACTGACGGTATTCCTGCTGGCGTTACCCCAGGCGACCTGAACCCCATTCACAAATATGGCGCCGGTATCATCAAAAACCCTGGCGCCGGGCGCCAGTGTGATGGTGGTATCTGCGGCCACTTTCACCTGGCAGGAATACAGCGCGATCAGATAGCTGCCGGCGGACGTAAAGTCCAGTTTGGCCGCGTCGGCCACCTCATCCACTACCGTTGGTGCCACAGCGCGAACATCGCTGAATGACGGGACTGTCCCGGCGTTAGCCAGCTGCACCGGATAGATCCGACGGGACCAGCGATTCGGCTGGCCATTGACCAGTTGATTCGACAGGCTGGTGATGCTGTCAGTATTGCTGCGAATATCCCGCCCGTTTTGCTCTACCTGCTGCGTTAAGGCAGTGACCGCAGCCGCTTCAGCTTTCTTCGCCAGCGCGGAATTTGTCGTGCCCAAATCGCTCGTCAGTTTCGTGATGGACTGACCCTGGCTGGTTATCCTGTCGCCCTGCTGGGTAACAACAGACTGCAGCCCGCTCAGTGCCTCATTCGTACCAGCCAGGCCCGTTTCCGTCTGGCCAACCCGGTTAGTGAGCGATGTTAACGCGGCGCCCTGCGATGTCAGCGTGGCGCCCTGTTGCTCAACTTTCTGCGTCAGGGACGTCAGCGCGGCTGCATCGGCTTTTTTCCCGAGGCTGGTTTCCAGGCCACCGATACGGCTCGCCTGCGCGCTCTGCTCTGTCGTCAGAGAACTCAGTTCACCAGAAACAGCAGCTTTGTTGTCGTTAAACTGCGTCTGCAGGGACTCTCTGGCCTTAACTTCCGCCGAGATGGCGGTAACGCGCGCGGTTTTTTCCTGGTACAGCAGCCCGGAGGTGACTTTCTCCAGATCGTTCCCATCATAGGAGCCACGCATCTGCGCCGCCAGCGTGCTGCGTGCCTGCGCTTCGGCGGTCAGCGCGTTACTCAGCGTGCTGCGCACATCCTGCAGAGCCGCCGTACTGGCGCCGGGTGCTGGCCGGCCAACGGCGATCCAGTCGAATTCGATAAAGTTGCTGGCATCCTGCTGGTTCGTCAGGTCCAGGCGAATACGATCAATGTTCCCTGTCCACGGAATATCACGCACCGTCAGGGTTGCCACCCCATCGGCATACTCCGGCTCAGCAACAATGTATCGCTTCGTGTTAGTGAAGTTTTCGCCGGCAGACACCCAGCGGATCTCACCCGCCCAGACTGGTTTGCCGGTTTTACGAAAGCGCAGCATGATGAAACGGTACGCCGCACCATCGACAGCCAGCCCGCCAGGAGAGGTAATGTACGGATCGGTGGCGCTGTCCGCCGGGCGTAACCAGCCATCCTGTGACACACCCGGTACGCCGGCGCTGCCGGTCCAGCCCTCGGTCGTCTGATTGTTGAAATGCCAGATAACCTGCGAATCGAACTGGATATTAGCGCCGGCAGCGAGGCTGGACATTTCCCGCGCCAGATTTTCATCGGCGGTCTTCATCACCTGAGTCAGGCTCTCGATACTCGCCTCAATCCCCTGCGTTGCCGCCAGCAGTTCATCAGCGGCCTGTGACGCCTTCGCGTTAACATCGGCAATACGATCCGCGGTCTCCTGCTTCACCGCATTGGTCAGCGTGGTGTTGACCTGAGACAGCGACTGCTTCAGGCCATTTTCAGCAGTCTTTATCTGCGCATTCAATGCGGCATCGCCGTCGGCCAGCGTTTTGCTGACCCTGGCAATCTCCAGGTCGATGGTGGCGTTGATTTCCGCAGCCGTATCGGTGACTGACTGTCTTACCTGGGTGATGCTGTCGGTCAGCGACTTGTTCACAGTTGCGATCTGCTTGTTCGCATCTGCGACGGCGGATTTTGCCTCCTGAACGCCTTTGTTTGCCTGAGCCAGACCAGAATCGAGAGCCTCATTGACCGAGGTTATCTCATCCGTGATGGTTTTATTCACGGCGGAGATCTTCCCGTCAACATCAGCAGTGATGCTTTTCGCCGATGCGTCAATATCCTGGCTGACCTGCTTCGCCTGGTCTTCGGCTTCCTTACGCAGAGCTTCAGCGGTCTGCTCCAGTTCCTGCTGCGTATTGCGGATACCTTCCTGCGTTTCGCTAATGGTGCGCTGCGTTTCCTCCCAGGCAGCCGTATCCTTGATCGCGTCGGTCAGGTTTTCGTAGTAGTCATCAAAGTTATCGCTGGCCATCCCCTGGACCCAGCCGGTCCACGGGCTTTCATTGCCAAGACGATCCACAAGGCGCGCCCGGTACCAGAATTCGGCGCCCATACTGAGGCCCATCTGCTGATAGCTTTTCCCCGGATAGGCCACGTCTGATAACGGCATTGGCGCACTGCCGTCCTGGTTTTTGCTGTACTGCAGTTCCGTGCGCAGCGTATCCCCGGAGCCGGTCGGGAACTCCCAGCTAACCTGGACCCCATGAACCAGCGAACGGGTTGCCAGCGCCAGCGGTGCCAGCGGCTCGCCGACCTTGCCGGTCAGGGNCAGAGCCAGACTTCTTTGTCGGCAGACGTCGCGCTTTCCAGACGCGCGGCAATCAGCCGTTTGGTGCCACTGGTGGCAGGAATAACCCATTTCACCCAGTAACGCGCCCATGCGGTGGTCAGTTTCGTGACCGCCTTGCCGTCACCGGCCCCGCCTTTAACGCCCTGGCTGGTTTCCGTGGTGGTGGTGTTCGACGGGTTATAGAAATAACTCGCCATCTCCTGCCCGTCATAAGCCCCTTTCGCATAGAAGCTGAATACAAATTCCGTACGCCCGGTAACATCCAGCGTCTGTTCATCCAGCTGGATATAACCGGATGCACCTTTCGCCAGCCGGGTGTAGGCCACGCGGTCGCCCAGATACGTCTCTGTGGCGTGGCGGCTGCTCCATCCCTCCAGTGTGTCCGCATTGCGGATAAGGTTGGTCCCGCCAACGGCCAGGGAGGAAAAGTTGTTTTCCAGGTTCGTCAGCGCGCTGCTTTGCGCGGTCAGATCCCTGCCATGCTGTTCAACGGTGTTCTGCAGGCTCTGCAGCGCCGTTGCATCAGCCTTCTTCGCCACATTGCTGTTAGTCGTGTTCAGGCTGTTCTGCAGGCTGGTCAGGCTGTCTCCCTGCGATTTCAGGCTGCCTTCGGTAGCCGTCACGCGGGTCGTCAGATTCGTCAGCGCGCTGGCATCGGCCTTGCCGCTGATATCCTTACCAAGTTGCGTCACATCCGACTGCAGCTTCGTGATCGCGCTGCCCTGAGACGTAATATTCTTCCCGTTCTGCGTGACTGACGCGGACAGACTGGAAAGCGCCTGCGCATTCGCATCGGCGGCATCGAGCGCCGCTTTCGCATCGGTCACGTCAGTGATGATCAGATCATCAATCAGGAAGGCGTCACCCAGGCGAACTTTTGGTGTATTCGGGATGGAGATCCTCACCATTGCCTGTTTCAGTGCGGTTCGGTTGTTGGTCAGATAGCCACTGACTTTTGTCCAGTTGTCCACCGACAACTCGGAGACTTTCACGTTCAGGCCAGGCCACGACCAGCCATTGGCTGAATCCTGGAAGGAAAATCCGAGTACCATATAAACGGTCGGATCGGCGGTCGAGCCAGCCGGCAACTTAACCCACGCCTCCACGTAATAGACCGCGTTATCGCGAACCTGCATGCCTGAAAAGATATGGGTATCGTTATTATCCGTCGCGTTCGGGTTGTACTCCGTACTGCGCGTAACACGCAGGCTTTTGGTCCCGCTGTGAGCAGCTTCACTGGTGATAACGGCGCGGGCATTACTGAGAACATCGCCGACGGCATAGGATTCAAAACTGCCGTCCGGCAGTACGTTGGCTCCCCGTGTCGCCTGCTGCTTCAGCGATGTATTCAGGCTGGTCAGGCTGTCGGCCTGGCTACGGATATCCTTTTCAGTCTGGGTAACCCGGTTGGTCAGTGAACTGACCGCCGACGCATCAGCCTTCTTCGCCACATCGCCTTTGACCCCTTCCAGCGCGTTATTCAGCGCCGTGATGGATTGCCCCTGTGATGTCAGGGTGTTCCCCTGGTTCGTCACCGTCCCGGTCAGAGACGAAACAGCATCGCTGGTCGCCTTGATGTTGGTTTCATCGGTGATATCAAAAACCCGGACGGAATCGAGCCAGATTTCACCGTTTGTCGGATGAGAATAAAGTTTGAAGTTCTGCCCGTCCGCGCCGGCAGCCGTCAATCCGGTTTCCCAGGTGATGGTTTGCCAGTCAGTGGTCAGCGTGACCGTTTTATCCTCATACGTGCTATCCGTCTGGCCAATTTTGTTCTGGCGACGGATCAGCAGACTCATCGCTCCGGAAACACCTTTGGCCTTCACCACCACCCGGTACTTGCGCTGGCCATTCAGCGGCACCGGCTTGTTGTTGTTGGAGAAAATTCCTGGGCTGATAGTGGTCGTCCGGTTCAGCCGGACCCCCGCTTTCCCGTCCCCGAAATCGCCAAAGGTCACACCGGCTGGATACTGAATATCCCAGGCAGTGCTGCCCTGCAGAAAATCAAAGTTCGGGATCAGGTTGTCGCCGGCGTTGCGGGTGGCCGTCAGCACATTCGCCAGATTTGTCAGCTGCTGGCTCTGTGTGGTCAGTTTCCCTTCCGCCTCTGTCACCCGGTTATCGACCGAAGTCAGTGCCGTGGCATCGGCCTTCTTCGACACATTGCTGTTGGTCGTGTTCAGGCTGTTCTGCAGGTTCGTCAGCTGCTGGCTTTGTGAGGTGATGGCCCCTTCCGCTGTGCTGACCCGGCTCGTCAGTCCGGTAACGGCGCCGGCGGTGGCATCGATGTCCACCCGGTCGGTAACGTCAGTGACGTAAAAATCATCGAAGTAGCGGCTGCCGCTAATCAGATAGTTGCTCAGCGTCACCGGCAGGCTGGCTGTCTCCGTCGCTTTCCAGCGACCGGAAACCAGGGTCCAGTTTGTCCCCACCGTGCCGCTGTTGTACGGACGCTCAAAGACCGGCTGGCCGGCAGAGTTACCGATCCGCAACTTGTTGTTCCCCGCGCCATTATCCGTCGTCGCTCCGGGTTCCTTGACCCACACCCCGATTTCATAGGTTCGCCCCTGAACAAACGGGATGTATTGCCCCGGAGACACGCTCCCCGGATCAACCTTCAGCGCCCGCGTCCCGCTGTGAGGAGCGGAAACCTCCACCACACTGGTCGCGGTTGACCGCCCGGTATAACCATCCAGCCCGCGTTCAAATGAGGGATTCACGACCAGGTTACCCGGTATCTGACCGCTGGCATCGATATCTGCCGCAACTTGCGAGAGACTGTTCGACAGATTCGTCAGCGAATTGCTCTGGCTCTCCAGCGTTTTACCCTGCTGCGTCACTTTCGTGTCGAGCGTGGCCAGCGCAGTCGCATCGGCTTTCTGCGCCAGCGCTTTATCGGTATTCGCCAGATTTCCGGTCAGTTTCGTGATGGCGCTGTTCGCAGCAGTCAGATCGTTGCCCAGCTGTGTGACGGTATTGGTCAAATCCTGCACCGCTGTCGCATCAGCCTTTTTGGCCACTGCGGCATTGGTGGTGGCCAGCCCGTTTTCCAGCTGGGTTGTCCGGTTGCCGGTCGAGGTCAGCAGATTACCCTGTTGCGTCACGGTGGTGGTCAGCGAGTCAACCGCCGCCGCCGTGGCATCCGCAGTATCCTGAACCTTTTGCGCCGCTGTCACATTTCGCATATGCCAGTCCGTAACGAACCATACGGTGCCATACGGGCTGTTCTGCGAGATCTGCAGGAACGGGCGGATATAACCCCTGTCTACCATCGCCTGCGTGACCTTGAAGCGCCAGGTGGTTCTCTGCCAGGTCGCAGAAGGTGATTTTCCGCCCCCCGCCATGAGTGGCGCACCGGTGCTCGTATCTGGCCGAACGGCGGTGCCAACATACAGATTAAAATTCGCCGTGCCAGCGCCGCAGGCAACCAGTGCGCTGATCTCAATCACATCGTTAAGCGTGGCCGGGAACGCGGCAAAGTTAGGATGGTGATCCCGACTGGCAATTCTGGCCGCATAACCATACGGGCAGCCAGGAGGGACCTCCTCAGCCGTCGTGGATACGACGCTAAACCCCATCTGGTCGTAAGCCGGGTCAAATGTCGGGTTGGGAATTAAATCTCCGCCTGATGCGTTTCCGGCCCGTACAGCGGATTTCAGCGAGGTAATGTTGGCGTTAGCAGCCGTCAGCCCGGATTCCGTCTTCTCCACTCGTCCGGTTAGCGAGTTCATCGCCGTCTGATCCGCTTTGCTGGCCACGTTCGCGTCTGTCTGCGTCAGCGCATTCCGGAGTTGGGTGATGCTCTGCGAATTGCTGACCACCTCGTTGCCAATCTGGCTGACATTCGAGCTGAGCACGCCGGCTGCGTTTGCCAGCGCGGAAACCCCGAGACCGGAGTACATCTCAGCAACCTTGTCTGACAGCTTCAGGCCCAGGTTGATATACGCCTGGCCGGTCCACTGATTCACCAGAAACTCAACGGTGTTCCAGCCGACTTTCAGTTCAAAACTGACGGTATTCCTGCTGGCGTTACCCCAGGCGACCTGAACCCCATTCACAAATATGGCGCCGGTATCATCAAAAACCCTGGCGCCGGGCGCCAGTGTGATGGTGGTATCTGCGGCCACTTTCACCTGGCAGGAATACAGCGCGATCAGATAGCTGCCGGCGGACGTAAAGTCCAGTTTGGCCGCGTCGGCCACCTCATCCACTACCGTTGGTGCCACAGCGCGAACATCGCTGAATGACGGGACTGTCCCGGCGTTAGCCAGCTGCACCGGATAGATCCGACGGGACCAGCGATTCGGCTGGCCATTGACCAGTTGATTCGACAGGCTGGTGATGCTGTCAGTATTGCTGCGAATATCCCGCCCGTTTTGCTCTACCTGCTGCGTTAAGGCAGTGACCGCAGCCGCTTCAGCTTTCTTCGCCAGCGCGGAATTTGTCGTGCCCAAATCGCTCGTCAGTTTCGTGATGGACTGACCCTGGCTGGTTATCCTGTCGCCCTGCTGGGTAACAACAGACTGCAGCCCGCTCAGTGCCTCATTCGTACCAGCCAGGCCCGTTTCCGTCTGGCCAACCCGGTTAGTGAGCGATGTTAACGCGGCGCCCTGCGATGTCAGCGTGGCGCCCTGTTGCTCAACTTTCTGCGTCAGGGACGTCAGCGCGGCTGCATCGGCTTTTTTCCCGAGGCTGGTTTCCAGGCCACCGATACGGCTCGCCTGCGCGCTCTGCTCTGTCGTCAGAGAACTCAGTTCACCAGAAACAGCAGCTTTGTTGTCGTTAAACTGCGTCTGCAGGGACTCTCTGGCCTTAACTTCCGCCGAGATGGCGGTAACGCGCGCGGTTTTTTCCTGGTACAGCAGCCCGGAGGTGACTTTCTCCAGATCGTTCCCATCATAGGAGCCACGCATCTGCGCCGCCAGCGTGCTGCGTGCCTGCGCTTCGGCGGTCAGCGCGTTACTCAGCGTGCTGCGCACATCCTGCAGAGCCGCCGTACTGGCGCCGGGTGCTGGCCGGCCAACGGCGATCCAGTCGAATTCGATAAAGTTGCTGGCATCCTGCTGGTTCGTCAGGTCCAGGCGAATACGATCAATGTTCCCTGTCCACGGAATATCACGCACCGTCAGGGTTGCCACCCCATCGGCATACTCCGGCTCAGCAACAATGTATCGCTTCGTGTTAGTGAAGTTTTCGCCGGCAGACACCCAGCGGATCTCACCCGCCCAGACTGGTTTGCCGGTTTTACGAAAGCGCAGCATGATGAAACGGTACGCCGCACCATCGACAGCCAGCCCGCCAGGAGAGGTAATGTACGGATCGGTGGCGCTGTCCGCCGGGCGTAACCAGCCATCCTGTGACACACCCGGTACGCCGGCGCTGCCGGTCCAGCCCTCGGTCGTCTGATTGTTGAAATGCCAGATAACCTGCGAATCGAACTGGATATTAGCGCCGGCAGCGAGGCTGGACATTTCCCGCGCCAGATTTTCATCGGCGGTCTTCATCACCTGAGTCAGGCTCTCGATACTCGCCTCAATCCCCTGCGTTGCCGCCAGCAGTTCATCAGCGGCCTGTGACGCCTTCGCGTTAACATCGGCAATACGATCCGCGGTCTCCTGCTTCACCGCATTGGTCAGCGTGGTGTTGACCTGAGACAGCGACTGCTTCAGGCCATTTTCAGCAGTCTTTATCTGCGCATTCAATGCGGCATCGCCGTCGGCCAGCGTTTTGCTGACCCTGGCAATCTCCAGGTCGATGGTGGCGTTGATTTCCGCAGCCGTATCGGTGACTGACTGTCTTACCTGGGTGATGCTGTCGGTCAGCGACTTGTTCACAGTTGCGATCTGCTTGTTCGCATCTGCGACGGCGGATTTTGCCTCCTGAACGCCTTTGTTTGCCTGAGCCAGACCAGAATCGAGAGCCTCATTGACCGAGGTTATCTCATCCGTGATGGTTTTATTCACGGCGGAGATCTTCCCGTCAACATCAGCAGTGATGCTTTTCGCCGATGCGTCAATATCCTGGCTGACCTGCTTCGCCTGGTCTTCGGCTTCCTTACGCAGAGCTTCAGCGGTCTGCTCCAGTTCCTGCTGCGTATTGCGGATACCTTCCTGCGTTTCGCTAATGGTGCGCTGCGTTTCCTCCCAGGCAGCCGTATCCTTGATCGCGTCGGTCAGGTTTTCGTAGTAGTCATCAAAGTTATCGCTGGCCATCCCCTGGACCCAGCCGGTCCACGGGCTTTCATTGCCAAGACGATCCACAAGGCGCGCCCGGTACCAGAATTCGGCGCCCATACTGAGGCCCATCTGCTGATAGCTTTTCCCCGGATAGGCCACGTCTGATAACGGCATTGGCGCACTGCCGTCCTGGTTTTTGCTGTACTGCAGTTCCGTGCGCAGCGTATCCCCGGAGCCGGTCGGGAACTCCCAGCTAACCTGGACCCCATGAACCAGCGAACGGGTTGCCAGCGCCAGCGGTGCCAGCGGCTCGCCGACCTTGCCGGTCAGGGTTTTCTCTTCGGAATACGCCCAGCCGCTCGAGATCTCCGCCGCATTGATCGCACGGACGCGAACCAGGTAACGACCGGCATAAATGCCGCTGACCTCAAACGAGGTGGTCGAGCTGCGCGGCACATTAATCCAGTTCCCGTCGTTACGGCGCCACTGCGCCTCGTAGGCAATAGCGCCGCTGACCGCTGACCAGTTAACCTGCATCGTTTCGACGCTGATCCCCTGATTCACGACCGAGCGGGATGTGATGACAATATCGTCAGGAGGTGACTGGTTGCCCGCCGGCAATACGCTAACCGGGCGCTGATCGATAATCGCGCCGGTATCGATGCGGGCGAATTTATCCGGGTCATGTGACACGCCGGTGATCGTGAGGGTGGCATCGCCGTTCTCTTTTACCCCTGTGACCCGGTACTGCTGCAGAAAGAGGTCATTAGATTCTACGGCCCAGACGCATTCCCGTTCTGGCGTCTCACTGTACGCCGTTGTGACCGTAATCTGCCGGCGTCCGTTAACGGCCTGGATGGTCCGGCTCTGTGAGATCCCGGATGGCAGGTTTAGCTGGAGGCGGTCGCCAGGTTTGGCATCCACATCACGATCCAGCGTAATCACCCGGCCATTCACCGCGCTGATCCGCCCGCCGTTGACCCGTCCGGCCAGCAACTCATCCGCCAGGGCAATGATATAACCGGGTTGAGGAATGCGACCGTCCAGCCCCACATCAAACTCAACGACCCGGTCTTTGTTGTTGGTCAGTATGCCCCACAGCCCCTTACGGTGGGCTTCGCTCTGGCGCGTACAGCCAATCGCGGTCATTTCGAGCTGGTTAAAACTGTAGCGGGAAACCAGTTCCGGGATAAACGCCGGCTCCATTGCATCAGCATAAGCATTATCCGGATCAGACCAGGAAACCAGGGCGTTGGTGTACCGAACCTGGCTGCTGCTGCTCGAATAACGGGGTTTGCCGACAATATTGGCGCGCGTATAGGTAAAATCGACATCACGCGGCATATCAGCCTGCACAACAATCTGCTCACCGTTCCAGCAAGTCATGCCCCGGAAAATGGCGGCAAAGTCTCGCAGTACGGTGTAAGCATCGTTGCGTTCCTGGACGTAGACGTTACAGGTATAGCGCGGCTCCATGCCGTCACCACCGCGCCCGTCAGGAACCAGCTGATCGCAGTACTGTGCAATCTGGTACAGCGTCCATTTCGAAATATTGGCGCTGCTCAGACGATTACCGAGACCAAAACGGTCAGCTGTAACAATGTCGTAATAGATCCAGGCCGGGTTATCCGTCCAGGCCCATTTAAACCCGCCGGTCCAGACGCCGGTATATTCGCGGGTTTCCGGATTGTAGTTATCCGGCACACGAATCACGCGCCCACGCGGCTCACAGGAAATTTGCGGAATGGAGCCATTAAACTGGCTGGAGTCGAACTCGATATAAAGCAGCGCGGTGTTGGGATAACGCAGCTTCGCGTCAATCACTTCGGTATAGCTCTGCAGCGTCATCACGTCGCCAACTTTGACACTGTTTGCATCCGGAGAGATTTTACGCAGGCGTAGCGTCCAGGTACTGCCGGCCTGGGGCAGATCAATACGATGGCTCCGCTCATAACCGGAGGTGGTTTTACCCGTGACAGCGGTTTCCAGCACCGTCTGCCAGGCGCCGCCGTCGGTCTGCAGGTCAATCGCATACTTGACGGTATTGCCCACCACGTCGCCGTCATCTTCCTGTTTCATCAGGGACGGCCATTTCAGGCGGACACGAACGGCAGAAAGCTGGGTATTAGTAAAGGTATGGGTCCAGGCTGTCTTGCTGGAAACTTCCGTTCCTACACTGATTTCATTTTCAGTACCGGGAATACCCTGAATATAAGTCTGAGCCTGCGTGCCGGGGCGAAATTCCCAGGACACGCCACTGAAGTTTTGCGAACCATCAGCATTTTCAAGCGGGGTGCCATCAAGATAAATATCTTTCCCGGTTAAACCACCTGCAAATTCACCCTCACCTAATGCGAGCAGAATTTTGGCTTTTGCAACGGACTGTAAATCATCCGGCTGTTCCGTCGGTGTACGCTGCTTTGAGCCGCCACCCTTGCGCCCTTTAATTATGTTATTTGCCATATTACGCCCATAAAAAAAGCCACCGCAAGGTGGCCTGAATTGGATGGTTTACTGAATAAAACTTATTGCTGGTCTTCTACGTAAATACCGGCAGATATAATGGCGCCGCCAATTCGCCGTTTGCCATAAAGCAAAGGGACCGGGTATCCCTGAGAGGCAGTGTTCGTCACGCCCCCAAAGGCGTAGGACGCTTTATTGTCAGCGGATTCTTTTCGTGCCAGGCCAGCTGGCTGTGGGGAGAGCATCTGAACGACGCCGCCGAGCATCATGGCGCCGCCAGCCAACCCGACATTCCACGCAGTGCCTGCGGCTAAAGCACCGGCGCCGGCAGGTCCAAGCATAACGGCAGCAGCTATGATTACTGCGCCAAGGATAGTCTGCAATACCCCTGCTTTTTTACTACCAATAACAACAGGGACTATTTTTATAGTTTCATCATTAACAGGATAAGAAAAATCATTTAGCCCTATATTTTTCCCGTTCTTGAATATCGCAAAAGTCAATCCTCGTTCTTTCGCTTTATTCATGAACATTTCAAAGCCACTGATCGTACAGCAAAGCGCCTGAATAGCTTCATTTGTAGTGGCTACTAGGCGCTTATGTTTTTTACCAAATCGCTTTCCTAATTCACCGCTCAGCTCAATATTAACCATTGACTCCTGAACTGTAATCATACAACCACACCTTTTTTATATGCATGATTTGATCACCGATTTCATTTCAGCGCTTCTTCTGGCATTTTGAGAGAAGTAAATAACTTTACTTTTCCCATCTTGGTCAGGAATCACATCTGCAACCCAAGTATATACGTCTATATAGACAGTCTTACCGTTTTTATAAGGCTGAATATATACCGGGACAGGTCCTGTTAGAAAACTTTTTTCCTGCCAGCCTGATAAAATGCACTCAGAAACATCATTCACATTCTTATTCGAATGAAATATTTCTTCCGGACCACTCTGACGGACTTCCGACGGTGACTTACAACCAGTAAGAATGAATGCCCCGATAATAATCGGCAATGCTAAAATAATTTTCACTAATTCATCTCCTTTTAAAGAAGACGAAATATTAACATAGAGACTTATACCGAACGACCTTCATCGTCCTTTCCATCCAGTACCCACCATACGGCACGCGCTTGCTGAGATGGCCATACAAGTGATGCAGCAGCAGGTTCCCTTCCAGCAGAATCCCGGCGTGGTTCCACTTATCCGCCTGCACCTGCATGATCACCATATCACCCGGTTGCGGTGGACCATCAAACTCACGGAACCCGCATTCATACCAGCAGTCCTGATAAAAATTGTCCGGATACTCCTTTTCCCACCACGGATAATCGACGCGGTAATCGTGCAGCTCGATGCCGTGGGTTTGCCGGAAATAGCTCATCACCAGGCCCCAGCAATCGTAGTGGCCCAGCACGAATGGTCGCTCGAGGAGCGGCAACTCACCACGCGGGTGGATGGTACGGAGATCGCCTTCTGGCCAGCTGATAATATGCCAGGGGAGAAGGGTCGCGTCGCATTGCGCTTTATCCAGTTCGCTCGGCTGGGTGGTGGCATCAGGATGGCTGTGAACAATACCGGTGATCGCTCCCCATTCCTCAACCTCCGCATAATCCTCCGGCGCCAGCACAAAATTATCTTTCGACTCTGTGGCCAGGTTCCGGCAGGGGAAATAACGCTCCGCTCGGCCCCTCTGGGCGACGAGGCCGCAGGCCTCGCGCGGATATTCTGCGGCCGCATGTTCCTGGATGGCCTTAATCGTTTTCTGACGCATATCAGCTCCTGATTAATGAAGTGCCGGGGAACCCGCCAAACGGCAGTTCGCTATTCTCACCATGACGTAATTTGCAGGCCGTGAGCGTTCCGTTGCAGACATCCTGCGACGGGTCATCAACTGGCTGATTGTTCCTGTCAAAATACCGGGTGCCGGCATAGTCGCACCCGTTACCGCTGCGGTACTGATTGCGGATACACCAGGTGCAAATCGCATGCAGCTGGCGAGTGGGGATCATCATCCCCTGCAGGGCAAACGGGCTGGAGAGAGTAAATTCCACCTTCTCATCGTCTTCATAATGCTTTACGTCAATGAAGAAAAGGCGCCGTTTCTCCTGCGTCGGATCAGCTGAGGCATTCCCGTCCGGAAAGTTCTTCGCATCGAGATACTGTTTTTGCGTGTCGTGGATGACAACCCGCGCCAGAGCCAGATCGTCGTAATGAAGACAGAGCGCGGATATTTTCCCGTCGATGTTCCCTACCCGCAGCGTTGGCTGCGCGTCGCTGCCAGTGGTGGATGACTCGATCCCTTCGATTACACATGGCCAGGCTTTATACTCCCGCCCCTGCCACCAGATGCTTTTCGCAGGCAGCTTATCCAGGTCGCCGTCAGCGGCGAGGATTTCGGCTGCAGTATGGGGGACGTTATAGCCGTGGAAATACAAAACCTCGTCCAGGCCAAACGCCTGGCCATCGATCTCCAGGAGACGAACCTCATCGCCTGGCTCTAACTTCTGATAATTCGCGTTAAGGCTCATGGTTTAAATGCCTGAATAAAAGTGGCTGAAAGTGAGTAATTTCCGCCGCCCAGCGGCACCGGTTTATATTGTTCGCAGCGGTAAAGCCCCACCTCTTCCAGAGGCGGGGNCCACTGAAACGCGCGGGTGCCGGCATGACGGTCGAAGAACTGCTTAATCGGACGGATATAGTCCTCCGTACCGACAAAACTCAGCTCCCAATCCTGTGATCGGGTGTTAATACCATCGCCGGATACCTGCGCATACCCGTCACCGAACTGCGCCTTCCGGACACGAAAGTTAACGGTCTGCTGGGGATTAACCCGCGGACTCCAGGTGAATATCTCAATAGCCATCAACGTTGCCCTTTAACTGCATTCCAGACCATCCCGCCAGGGCGCATATCCTGCGCCATCAGCTCCCTGTATTTTTTCTCCACAAACGAGCCAATCTGCTGGCCAAACTGCTCAAAACCAGACGGCGCCTGCGTTGAGGTGTTTCCGCCTTCAATCGTGATATAGACTTTTGGCCCTTCCGACGCGCCGGCGTTCTGACCACCACCCACCGCGCGTACACCCAGCGAACCATCACCGGCACGCGTCAGCGGCATGATGGCCTCCGGCCCGGCCTCGCCAAATACGCCGGCCCCTTTTGCGAAAGCGAAGAACTGCGGAGAGTCGTAGACCTGGTTGCTGTAGGCACTTAATGAAGGAGAATCGAAGACACCGCCTTTGGCATAACCCGGTATTTGAAAGTTAAAGTTATTACCCGCATTCTGAATCGCAGTTCCTGCGCCGACATCAGCCGCTCCAGAAACACCACCTGCAATACTCACTCCAGCTCCCACCACACCCATGATGGTTTGCATGACAGAACTGGTGACCAGCGCCTGTGCGGCCATATCAACGAGGTTTTTTATGATTGACTGTGTGAGCGAGGAAAACAGGTCAGCCATGTTCTCCTTAAAGCTTCTCGTCCGCGTCAGCATGCTCGTCAGGAAGTTGCTTGAGCGCTCATGGGCCGTTTCAAATAACCCGACGGCCAGGCTCTGCATCTCCCCCTGTGACCGGTACAACTCCAGCGAAGTCTGATACTGCGCATCTGCCGACTCTTTCGTCGCCTTCTGCATCAGCATTTCGTACTGATCCTTGCTGATGGCATTACCGGTGTAATACGCCTGCAGCAACGACTGACGTTGCGCCAGCTGATTGCGCAGGGAGACGAGGGGATCGACTTCACCGGCGATATCCAGTTTAGGAGCAGCTATTTCGTCAGCCTGCGCCTGCAGCAGCTCTTTGGCTGTATCCCTGGCCAGAGTGATTCGGGCAGTCTGGTACTCTTGTTCCGTCAGCAGGCGAGCCTTAAAAATCGACTCCAGTTCCCGGCTGCCTTCCTGCTCTTTCAGGAGGGTTTCCTTCACCGGCGAATACTGCGCCGCCAGATCCAGTCTCTGCTTCTGGTAGTTCTCCGCATTCAGTAACAGTACCCTCTGCAGGTCAGCATCACTGGCACCGTACTTTTTCGCCGCATCCTGCAACTGGCGATTACTTTCCACCTCCTGAAGATTGATACGACCCAGACTGGACGCATGCGCCTCTTCAATTTGCTGCCTCAGTTGCTTGAACTGGTCAACCTTTTCCTTGTTCTTTTTCCCCTCCCCACCATCACCGGTCCACGGATTATTGTTATTATCATCTCCAGTTGGGCCAGTATTACCCGGCTGCTCAGGTGGTAAAAATGTATCGATGGCGAAGGTTTTACCCGTCGCGGCAATCCGGGCATTAATAAGGTTTTGCTGAGTCCTTTCCGCTGCCGAATTCAGGTCTTCCAGCTGACCGAGCAACTGATTTTTTTCTTTCTGAAGGCTGTTCGCCGATGGAAACAGAAAACTGAGGGCTCCATCTTCTCTGCTTTTTGCCAGGTTGAGGCGCGTGTCACTGTAACGGGTTAACTCATTTTTGACCTTCTCCCGCTCTTTGTTAATTCCCTCCAGTTGCTCCTGATAATCGTCAACTTTGACGGCGATTTTGGCCTGAGACATTCGCAGCAGTTCTGCTGTTGTCTGTACAACTGCGTCCTTCAGATCCAGCGCCGATTGCCTTGCCACCTTGTTGCTCTGGTTAAACTCGTAAATGGCCGTGGCAGCCAGAGTTGCAACCCCCAGAGGCCCCCCAAGGAGAGAAAGCGCCCCCCGCCCCAGGCCCGCGGCAATGGACATTGCACGAGTAGAGATAGCGAGCTGGCGGTTTGCTGATGCCAGCTTCAGCTTCGCCTGGCTGGCCAGGTTCGTTTGCTCGGTTTCCTGTCGGATAAGCCGGATAAATTCGCTCTGGTAACTGACGTTCAGCCCATGCAGTTTGGCTGTCCGCTCCATCTGACGGTAGTAACCAAATTCTGCATCATTTCGTTTTAAAGTGGCGGCTGTTGATTCCAGTGTTCGCCGGGCATTCTCGGCATCAGACTGAGCCTTTGACTTTATAGCGATCCGGTTCTGATTCCAGAGGCTTACATTTTCACGTAAACCAGCGGTTGATGCCGACAGTGCAGATGTTAGTTTTGAGGATAAAATCGGGATCAACGTGTACAGCGCGATATCTGAAACGACACTGAAATTATCAGCCAGTCCGTTAATGGCCTCTGTCGCCCCATTAATACCGCCACGCAACGCGCCATCGCTGCTTTTTCCGACCTTAGTGATCATCCCCTCAAATGCACTGGTCAACCCCATAAGGTCGCCGTTCAGGTTGTTAACCCTGATGGATGCCTGCTCATGCGCTGTTTTGGTACCGGTCAGGGAAGCGGTCAGCTCATCAAGCTTTGAACGGTTCTGGACCAGGATAGACGCCGCATTCAGGTTCTCCACCCCAAACAGCTTGACTGCCTGAGCCGTAGACAGATTTTTACCAGATAGGTTAGTCAGCGCCTGGCTGAGACCAACCACGGACGGCTTGAGGCTCTTGTCCGTGCCCTTTTCCAGATTCAGGATGACGTTACGCAGCGCGGTGCCGGCTTCACCGCCTTTAATTTCACGCTCTGCCAGCACCTGAATCGCGGCATTCAGCTGCTCAAAACCAACGCCGGCCTGTGCGGCTGCGACGCCACCATTTTTAATGGCAGCCGCCGTATCAACAATCTCCGACGACCCGTACTTCGCGCCGGCGGCCAGCACGTTGATATAACGATCCGCCTCCTGCGCGCTCGCCCCGTACTGGTTTAAGGAGAGCGCCAGCGTTCTGGTCGCATCGGGCAACGTTGTGCCGGCGGCCTGCGCCAGGATAAGCGCGCTGTTCGTCGCCTTCTGCAGCCCATCGGACGTTTTTAAAAGCTCCGGTTTAGCCGACGCCATCAGCTTTAGCGCCTCGGCGGCCTGGCTGGCGCTGTACTCTGTCGTGCGTCCCATTTCCTGCGCAGCCAGATCCAGCGCTTTCATTTCAGCAGCAGTCGCACCGGTGATGGCCTGCAGATCTGATAACGCCTGTCCATATTGTCTGGACGTGGTGACGATCGTACCGATGGAAAGGCCGGCTCCTGCCAGCCCCGCCAGCCGGCTGGCCATCCCGGATATCGACAGACCGACCTTTTTATAGGCGTCCTCCGTCTTTTTCGCGTCCGCCTGAGCATTACGGTTGAACCGTCGTGACTGGTTCTCCGCATCGCCATACGCTCCCAGCAGCTGGGATTTAAAACTGGCTGCGTTCAGGTGCAGCCCGACCGCTAAAGATGCGACGTCTGCCATTACATTAATGCCCTCATGACTGCCGCGCATTCATCATCGACCCGGGATGGCGCAGGTGTGGTTTCGGTAGGTGGCGCGTTTTCATCGCCAGGACGGCGGAAAATGCCCTGTTTCAGGAAGTAGGCTCGCCAGTGGTACAGCGTGTTTGCCGGCAATGCGGCAATTTTGGATGGGTCAGGCTCGCCCCAGCGGTCGGCCAGCCAGAAGATCAGCTCCAGCCAGGGCGAGTCACTCAGTTTTTTTCCGCTTCCTCCAGCTTGCCGATTGCGTGTTGCTTCACTTTTTCCACTGCGGCCAGCAGTTCGGGGTTTTCATGGGCCTTCAGCAGTTCGGCTGCCGTGGGTTTAAACTCATCCGGAATGGCCGTTCCATCCGGCTGAACCAGTGCATCGATGACGAGCTGGATGGCTTGCTCCGATGCCTCGCGCGCTGCGCCAGCTTTTGCGGTTTCAGCCATTTTCTCTTCGTAACTGATGAGGTAATCCCCGGTCAGGCGGCGGATGAATACGGTGGCGCCAAATAACTCGGTTTTAATGACGGTTGGCTCCGATTTAAGCAACGCGGATTTCAGCGTGGACAGGTAATCTTTATCTTTCACAGGTAGTCCTTAAAAATAAAAGCCACCCGAAGGTGGCTGTTTAAAGGTTAAGTTAATCAGGCGCCGCCAGAGACAGCGACGGTTCCCCAGGTGATCTTGTTCTGCTTACCCTGAACAGTGATCTGGATGACCTCATTCGCCGGAGCGGCGATTTCATTCATCTGCCACCCGGACAGCGCCAGGAGCATCGTCGCTGTTCGCTTGTTGGGTAATTCGACGTATAACTGGATGGTCTTGCGGGCCTCTGCTGCGTTCAGCAGCGCGGCAAAATCGGTATTGCCCGGATCATCAATGAAGCCCAGCGACTTTTCAGGCCCATCAGGCAGATCACTGATGGACTGTTTCTGCTTATCCAGTAACGTGGTGCAGTCGACAAAGCCCCCCGTCTGCCCCATTGCACCCAGCGCTTTACAGTTAATCAGCGGTTTCAGCGCTGACGTGGCAGCGCCAGGCTCCCCGTATTTCACAATGGTGCCCGCCGGCAACATCGCATATTCAGGCGAAGTTTTATCAGCCATGTTTCTCTCTCTTTTTATACGGCAGCGGATGCTACCTGTTTTCAATGCCGTTTCGGATTTCCACGGTTAACACGCGCAAAACGGTCTGGAGGTTGTAATCCAGGGCGGGTCGGATAAAGGGGTCTGCAACCTGTTTAACCGTGCCAAACTCCTGCGCCAGCGCCTTCATATGGTGCTGCTTGCTGGGGCCGACACGGAGCGTTACAACCGCGTTCCCTTTACCCTTGCGGGTGGAAGAGCGGATTTTGATTGAATCCCGCATGTGCGGCCCGGCGGACGTTTCGTCAAAGCCGGCATGCTGCTTCATATCTTCCTCGACGACCTTTAGCGCTTCGCGCCCGGCATCCCGCAATACCTTCGTCGCCACTTTTTCGCCCAGGGCCATTAACTGCCGCTCCAGCTCATCCAGCCCTTTAACTTCCATTCGGATCACGAGGAGTCCTCCACGTAGTGAATGATGAAATCGCGGGTCAGGCGATACTGAATGCGACGATTCGTCAGCTGGTTTTTATCCTGATGGATACCGCCTCGCTCCACATACTGAACCGGGATACCCTCCAGCTGGCCATGAACGACGGACTTCAGTTCCGTCCAGATTTTTTTATCCAGCTGCAGCAGTGAGGTGTAATCATCGAGACGGTACAGATTCACCTGGATACGGGCAGAGACGATCCCCGTTCGCAACATTCCCGAGACCATTTCCGGGTCAGAGATACGCTGAAAGGTCGCACCTTCCTGGACCGTGTCCGGCAGTAAAAGCGGATACGCATTCATGCCGGTGATGCGCTCCAGCGCACCCTTAATCGCCAGCTCTATCATGCCGCCCGTCAGCCTCCCCCGTGATAATGATCCGGTCTGTTTTGCGGTCGATATTCCGGACGGTATAAACCAGATTTTTCGTCGTGATTTTCCAGTCAATATCAACCAGCACGCCCGGATAGACCGTGAACAGGCAGGTTTCCACCACCTGCTGCTGATCCAGCGTGCGGACTTTTCGCCCCGATACCAGCTCCCGTTTTGCCCACGCTTTTCCCGATTCAACCTGCTTTTCCGGTAGCGGTTCGCCCAGCGGCCCCCGACCGGACTGAACGTAGCTAATCGCAATGCGACAGTTCATATCACCCGGTTTCAGGCTCATAGCGTATGCTCCTGCAGGGGGAAAAGAAGATGCCTCACCGCAGCGGTTTCCAGCCACTGTCCGGTATGGCCATTCAGATACGCATCGCTGACCAGAAACTGAATAGCCAGCCGGATATCTTCATCCGCGATAAATCCGCGGACGGTCTCCGGGAGCGCCTGCAGCTCTTCATCACTGGTGACCAGCTTGCAGTAGTAATCACGCTCGATGCTCCGCTGCGCGGCGTTCACCATTTGCGTGAGCATGGCGTCATGCTCCGTGAAATCCAGTTCCAGGCGTAGCTGGGTTTTCACATCATCCAATGTCAGTATCAAAATCGCTGTCTCCCGGCTTCGGTTTCAGCGCGCGTTCGGCATCCTTCGGCCATACCGCGATACGGCGCTTAACCAGCTCTTCGGCGTGCGATCCTTCAAACCACGCGATATCTCCACGGGAATAACGGCTATGCGGACCGAGGAACACAACGGATTTGCGTTCTGCCTGTGCGACCACGGTCGCACGGTTATCCTGTGCAGTCTCAGTCGCACGGTTATCCTGTGCGGTCTCAGTCGCATGGTTATCCTGTGCGGTCTCAGTCGCATGGTTGTCCTGTGCGGTCTCAGTCGCATGGTTGTCCTGTGCGGTCTCGGTCGCATGGTTGTCCTGTACGACCGTTTCTTCCGGCTCCACTGCTTTATTTTTCGCAGCCATAACATTCTCCTTAAAGGGAAAAGCCCGCATATGCGGGCTTTATTAACAGAGGGGTGGGTTAGAACAGGACGCCGGTACCCAGCACCAGGCCTTCCGGATGACGGAAGCCGATATCGTGTTCGAGGACAACGCGGATCAGCGACTGGTTACGCGAGAACGCGGAAACTGGGTTACCTTCTGCATCGAGATAGGTGGCTTCTCTGGAGAAATCGACCTTCATGGAACCATCTTCACCGATGACAACATCATTGAAGTCGGCGAAATAAATTTCCGTTTCCTTACCACTTTCGCCCAGGTTAACCGGGATCGCGCTGGTATACTGAATCGGATAGCCCTTGAGCATCCCCTGCGCCATTTCCGGGTAGACTTTGTTGCCGTTGCCGTCACGCAGGCCAAACAGCTTCATATAGGTACGGTTCGACATACCCCAGCCGCAACGGATCATCAGGCTGTTGCCATCCATCGCCATCAGAATAATCTTGTCCAGGTACTCATCAACCGTGTTCAGGTTGATCGCGGAACCCGCTTCCCACGGCAGCAGGCGGTTCCACTGCGTCGCACGCGACTTCATACCAATCGGTGTATCGCCGGTACCGTCATCGCGCATAAACGCTTTATCCTCACGAACAGCGATGGCGGTCAGAATATCCTGCAGGACCAGCTGCTCAACGTTAAAACCGGCGCGACCAATCAGCTGGTTCGACATCGGGACCAGGGCGATCATGGTTTTGGCACTCAGTTTTACGTCGTCGAATTTTGATTCAGACGTCTTGGCATCCTTTCCTTCGCCGGTGTAGCTGGCCGTTGCACCGCCAGCCGAGCGCGGTAACGTCAGATTGCCGTTAGGCAGCGGAACGGAGCGGGCACCCAGCTTACGGACAATGGTACGGTCGCTCAGCAGCTCGATGACTTCGTTTTGCATGTTCTCCGGGATGAGCGCCCCACCGGAACCCGCAGCGGTGGAAATGGCCATCGATACGGACTGGTCATTCAGCTCTTCTGAAGCGAATTTTGCCGCGTCCTGCAGATTACCTGCGCCTGCGGCGACAGACATCACCAGTCGGGTCATGCCAGCACCGGTGTACTGTTTCGGCTCCTGCTTAATAATAATGCCGGGGGCCTGCTGAGTCGCTTTCACGGGCTTTGCGACCAGCGCCGCAGCACGTTCGGCGGCTTCCAGGCGTTCCATTTTGGCGCTGATATCAGTGAACTGCTGCTGCAGGTTCGCAAACTCCGTCAGCTGCTCCGCAGTCAGCGTGCCGCCGCCGGCTTCAATGGTTGCCAGGGCCTGAACCTGTTCGTTGATACCCGCACGCTGACGACGCAATTCTTCAATCTGTGGCATTTGATTTCTCTCTTTTTAGACATAAAAAAAGCAGCCTGCTGGCTGCTTAAGGTGACGCGGTTTGTGTTTGCGCCGGGTTACATTTTGGTTTGCAGGTCCATCGCGGCTGCCTGCATCTGAATGGAGGTTTTTTGACGGGGTTGCTGATACTTTGCCGCGATAGCATTGATCGCCGCCTGGGGGTCAGAGACTTCATCCGCCAGGCCGGCAGACACCGCGCCAGGGCCAAAATACAGCCCCGCCTGCGTATCAATGACGGCCTGCTGATTCAGGCCGCGATATTCGGCCACCGACCCCGTAAACGTCTCGTACATTTCGTCGATCATGCCCTGGAACATACCCAGCGACTCTTCACTCAGTGGTTCATGTTGGGTGCCGTTATTTTTGTTATCTCCCCGGTAAATGGTGGTGAACGTCAGCCCCATTTTTTCTTCCATCTTCGACGTATCGAGGTGCTCCATGATCACACCAATCGACCCCACGCCACTGGTCTGGCTGACGATGATTTTGCTGCAGGCCGATGCGATGAAATACGCGGCGGAATACGCGCTGTAGTTCACAATCGCCGTGATGGGTTTCGTGTCGCGAGACTGATAAATGTAATCGGCCAGCTCCTTGCACCCCACCGCTGCGCCGCCGCCGGAGTTAATATCCAGAACGATTTCGCTGATTGAGGGGTCGTTTAACGCCGCCTGCAACTGCCCGCGGATCCGCTCGTAGCTGGTCAGCTCGGAGCACATCGCCGTAATCTGCCCCCGGCGTGGAACAAGAATGCCGTGAACGGGGATCACCGCCACCCCGCCGGTGGGCTGGACCTGCTCAGCAGCAGGTGATTTACCCGGATTCAGCGCCATCTGAATGACGGCATCTTCGGTGATCCCCTGAATACGGGGGATGAGCACCGCTTTCACGGAGTCCATTGTTTGCCGCGTCACGTAATGCGGCACACCAAAGACCATATCTGCCAGGTGCGGCAGGTTAATTAATTTCGTTGTCATGTTGTCTTCCAGGTCATCCCGCGCGGCGGGAAATAATCAGGCTCTGGCCAGAAGGGTTTCGATTTCGGCCAGCTGTTTTGCTGTCGGCGACTTATCGCCAGGAAGGATCTGCGCGCTGTCGACCATATTGAGCGGCGTCAGGTATTTGTCCCCGCCAGCAATTGGCGGCAAATTCTCCATACGCCGGATATCGTTAGTGGATAGCCATCCCCACTGGCGGCCCAGCGCATACGATTCATAGCGTGACTTCTGGTCGCCTCGCAACAGCCCGGAAACGTTGAACTCGATGTACAAATCGCGGCGTTCGCTGGGCAGGAGCAGATCGCGCTGCAACGCACCCTCATGGCGTTTCAGCCATGCCAGCAGCGTGTACATCACGAACTGCAGGCCCTGGTGTTCAATGTTGTTGTTGGTCGCTTTCGCCAGCATCTGCACCATATGTGGCGGGATTTTATAGAGCCGGCAGACCTCTTCCACGCCCCACTGCCGCGACTGTAGCAGCTGCGCCTTTTCGTTATCCTGCGACAGTTGTTTGTAGCTCATGCCCTCCTGCAGCAATGCCACAGAGAACATATTGTGAATACCGGAATGGCGCTCGGTCCATTTCGCCAGCAGGCGATCAATAGCATCCTGGCTTTTAATGGTCGCGGCCTCTTTCGGACGCTCTATCACCCCGCTCATCGTTGTCCCGCGCCGGAATGTCGCGGCCGCATGCTCCTCAACGGCCAAATTCAGTCCAAGAACATCGGCGTTCGTCTGAATGGGGGAACTGCCGATATAGCCATCCAGAGAAAAAACCTTCACATGGTGCATCATGCGCATCGGCAGAATTTCGCCGACTTCCGGGAGTTGGTAATACGGCATACCGTCCGGCCCTTTCAGCACAATGACCTTTTTCGGGTTAATGGGGATCAGCTCTTTCGGGTAGCCTTTTCCGTCCCGTTCGATGATCGAGTAGCAATTTCCCTCCAGCCCCAGCAACCCCTGCTGCTGCTCGAAATACTCGAATGAGGTGTCTTTCCTGTTGGGCTGGGAGTGAATCAGGTCATAAACCGGGTGGTCCGTCGCACGCTGTCGCCCGCCATTTTTATCCCGCCGGTAAAGTTCGCACGGCAGTTGCGCGACGGACTCCGCCAGGAGGGTGACACAGGCCCGGACCGCTGAAAGTCCCAGAGCGGTTTCCGGCGTGATTATGATGCCAGTTTTGCTCTGGCTTGAACGAACCCCGCCCAGCATGGCTTCCCAGAAGCCATTCCCCGATTGCTGGCGCCCTCTGAACATTTGGGGGATAAACATTATTCACCCCCGTTAAATTTGGCACCGGCTGAAACCGCCCGCGCAGTCAGATATGACCAGATAAGACATATTGACCCGCCCGTAATAAGACCGGCAGCAGGCAAAATCAACCAGGCTCCGGCGGATATGAGTACAGCCCCGGCCAGGCCAATAATGAAACTCAGAATTGTGATTAACACGCTATGTCTTCCTCATCATATACCGATGTGCCGCCGCTGCTTTCGTGCAGCATTGCGCGAGTCATGGCGTTAAATAACGCTGTAGCTCCATCGATTTTGCTTTGATTGTCTCCCTTTGTCGGGCGAACGAGATCATCGCTACCGGGTATAAATTTCCCGATAACGTTGCTGATACACCAGGTCAGAATGGGATTGCCATCATGGTGGAATCGACCACCGGCCAGAGCCGCTTCAAGCTCTTTCATCGCCGGTGACATATTGGTGTAATCCTGCCGGATATCGACTACGGTAAATCCGTTGTCCTCCAACTGGTGGCGAAGTGCTGTTGCGCCTGCAGGGTCGATATCAATCTCGTCAATGCGGTTTTCGTCCTGCATATCGATAATACTGGCCAGAATCTCGCGATAGTCTGCCTCTGCGCCATCCGTCGCTTCCAGCACGCCCATTTCATAAAACTTCTGATACCTGTCAGCAGTTTTCAGCAGTTTTGGATCGGTTGTATGGATAGTGTCTTCCGGGACCCAAAATTTAGGTTTGATGCAGTAATAATGCCGTTTACCTTCAATTTCCCGCGTAAATAGTCGTATTCCGGCGTTCATATCCAGCTTTTTGGCGAGATCGAGACCGATGTTGCAGCTGTCATTCGCAAAATCAGCCAGCTCAAGGTCGGGGTCTTCAGCAGCCTTCCACTGCTCCATGTTGTAGAACGCGGATTTACCGGATACCCAAATATTGAGGCGTTTGGTTTTGAAGGCGTTAACCTTGCGAGGAACCTGTTTCGCTACTTCCAGAAGCTCAACCAGGTCGCTGTACTTAACCGAAACGTCCAGATTTGGGTTAGCTTTGATTAAGTTTTTCGGGTCGGTCCAGTCATCGCCAGCATCCAGTTCGTAAATCATGCCAAACAGGCGATCATTACGGGTTATGCCTTCGATAACCTCTTTGACTTCCTTGTCCTTGTCATAGCAAGGGGACTCCAGTGACGAGCCGGCTGTCGTGATAATGAGCGTTAACGGCTGCGAACGGGCGCCCATCCCCATTGTCATGGCCTCGTACATATGATCCGTATCGTGTTCGTGATACTCGTCAATGATCGCGCAATGTGGGCTGTCACCATCGCCGGGTTTCCCCGCCATAGGTGCGAAAACGGAACCATCCGGGCGTGTCAGGCTGTCGGTCCATACCGAAATATCAAATCTGGAGCGAAGTGCCGGCAGGCGGCTGGCCATCTGCCTGGCTGGGGTGAAGACCTTTTTCGCCTGCGCCATAGTTGTCGCACCGCAATACACTTCTGCGCTGTTTTCGCCATCAGCGCAAAACATGTAGGTGCCAATCCCGGCAGCAAAAAACGATTTCCCGTTTTTCCTGGCTACCCGGATATACGCTTCGCGAAATCGGCGTTTTTTATCCTTTTTCGTGACCCAGCCAAAAATCGAACAAAAAATAAAACTTTGCCAAGGTTCCAGTTTTAATTTCTGCCCCGCCAAATCGCCACTAGAGTGCGGTAATTTCTGAACAAACCGGCAGGCCCGCTCAGCTAAATCTCTGTCGAACCGGTAAGGGTAATTGTTATCGAGTGATTTTTTTAAATCGTCAAAATGGCGCTGACATGCCAGCCGAATAGCTCTGCAGGCGACTATTTTCCCGTCTATGATATCCCGCGCATATTTGTTCGCCACATTGACGTTTGGATATGCGGCCATGATCCATCCTTAAGTCATTAGGGCCGCACCAAAATTAAAACTCGTCGAACTCACCGCTGGATTTGTCATTATCTCCGGGCTGTTTCTTCAGGATGCGGCTATTGGGGTCCAGCTTTAACACAACGGAGAGTCGAATTAATTCGCTGATATAACGGCTACGCGCCTTCACTGCCGCACCAAGTTTCTGACCGCCGGCAGCGGTATCATCACCAAGGCCATCGCTTTTAATTTCCTGGTTGGCGTCGTACAGCAGCTGCACGGTGTTGCAGTATTCCATCAGCAAATAACAATCTTCCATTTCGAACGTGCCACGGTTAATAAGAATTTTGCACGTCCGTTTCCAGGCATCGATAGCCATATCGCCCAGTAATTCATCCGGCGGAGAAACCGCTCTGGTTAAAGAACTAACCTGATTTCCAGTGTTATTCGATTTGCGTCCGCCACCAGGTGATCGCATCCCTGTACTCATTCAAAAGCACCCCAAAACAGCCAAAAAAAAGTTTTTATTTCTCACGCGCAAAAATCTACCTGAAGCGGCAGTCCCGAAGCGCGAAAGGGGTTAGGGATTTGATCCCCCCTACCCCCTCAAATGATATCTATTATCATCATCGCGCAATGCGATTATTTGACATTGAATAATTTCACATTGAAATCAATTCCGCCTGCTGCC